CTTTCATAAACCAAGCACATTCAAGTTTTCTGCAAGGTTTAAATCCGTCTAATGGGCAATTTGTTTTTGCTTCAATTTTCATAGTTCTATTTTAAACATGCAAGTAAATCTAATACCCATAAATTTTTTAGATAGGGGTGATACGCAATGTGGGATATCTTTATCAAAAACTAAAACTCGGTTGTATTTTGGAAGTACTGATTTAATAATGTCATTTTCAGATCTAAAACTTAATCTATCTGTAGTTTTAAAAAATACAGTTTGTCCAAACCATTCTGGCAACCAAGCAGGAGTTAAATAAACAATAACCGTTAAACCTTTTTGCAAGTCTGTATCGTCTTGATGTATGTAATCTTCAATCCCAAAAGGTTGAGCATTGACATAAGCTCTGCTTAACTTTGCTTCTTCAGGAAGTACTTTTTTTACCTCATTCCAAAGATCAAGCATGGGTTGGCTTGTGAATTCTTTAATATTATTTTTTGGATTGTAAAAAGTCCAGTTTAATTTAAATCCCACGTCTGTGGGATGCAATGGATAAAAATCTTTACAAGCTTCAACAGTTTTAATGGCATTATCCATTATTTTTTCTTGAAACAAATTATCATAGACTTGGATATTCATTTTAATTCTTTGTACAAATAATAATGTCTACGTATTGAACTGCAAGATTGAGTGCGGATCCTGTAAAACTTGAAGATGCGGTTCCACTTGTAAAAGCAAAAGATGATGATGCTGTTCCAGATGTAAAAGAAAAAGAACTACTTGCTGAATGATTATGCGCAGTGCCAGAAAATGAACCGGAGACTCCGCCAACTGTGTGGCTATGAGCGTTGCTAGAACCGTTATTTTGAGTTGATATTCCTGTGTATGCGCCATTAACACCTACGCCTGTGTACGCACCATAAATACTAATACCTGTTCCAGAAGCAGAAAGAAAACTATTTCCGTAATTGGTAGCGTCTCCACCAACTGCTATTGAGTTGTTTGTAACTCCAGCACGTCCAAATAAGTAGCCTTGAGAAGCTCCGTGAACGTGCCCTGGATCAGAAACTCCATGACTATGACTTGGGTCAGAAACTCCGTGACTATGACTTGGGTCAGAAACTCCGTGATTATGCGCAGGCATCTGTGCTACAGAAATTGCCGTGCCGTCTACGCTACCACTTATTCCAACTGAACCACCAGCTGTTGTGTTTCCTGTCGTTGTTGAGACTGTGCCTGCAACACCTGTTACGCTTGTGCTGACCGTGCCGGAGACTGCGCTGATGCTTGTACCAACTGTACCGCTCGGAGTTTGACTTGCAAAAGCCGTTGTAAACGCAACCGACCCCCCAGAACTTGCTGTTCCTGATACAACCCTAAGTGCGTAGTTGTTGTATGTTGTAACTTTAGTCCAATTTGTAGGGGCTGTAGATTGTTGAAATAGCAATGCCGTGCCAGATGCAAACTCACTATAAGTAGATGGAATATCTGCCGCAACCAACGCCCTAAAAGTTGCTGTTGTAGCTGCCCCTGTTGAGGGTCCTGCATAAATTGTATTTGCCGTTTGATTGCCTGCTAGACCTGCTGCAGTACCTGTTGTGTTTTGATTAAGCGTTGGTATGTCAGTTGCCGTAAGCGCCCTAAAAGTTGGAGTGGCTGGACTACCAGTAGATGGACCAGAATAGACCGTATTAGCCGTTTGCGCCGTAAAAAGTGGTTGCGCCCCCAGAGCGGTTAAGGCATTTGCAGCAGTTGTTGAATTTGTTCCGCCATTTGCAATTGCTACTACGCCGGTAACGTTGGCGGCATTCCCCGTTGTGTTTAAACCCGTAACTGTTGTAACTGTACCACCAAGCGCCACAGGAGTTGAACCTAAAGTAACAGGCGTAGCAAAATTAGTATCCAACTGTCCTAACTGGATATTGCCAACATCATTTCCAAATATGTAAGGTACGCTCATTGGTTGTTATTAACTCCAGTCCAGTTAGGGTTGTTTGTGTCTACAATGCCTGTCCAATTCGGTGAGCTTGTGTTGCCGACGCCTGTCCATGTTGTGTTTTGACTATTATCAATTGTTGACCAGTTTGCGGTTTGTGTATCATTAATAGTACCCCAAGTAGCAACTTGGCTGTCATTTATTTTAATCCAATACGTTACAGAAAGCGAGTCAAAAAACACAATAACTTCGTTTATCGTTGGATTATAAACCGCTACTGCCGTAACCGCATCCGTTGTTACTATGGTGTCGGCAACATTTCCGGCAAAATTAGCGTTGGAAGTTTCAGTATCTGACAGGCTAAAAGATTCCGCAGTAGTTCCAAACTGCCCCCTAAATCCAGTCTCTACGTCTGTAAATGTAATAGCATCAGATATGCTAGTCGGGTATCCGGCATTTCCAGTCTCTACATCGGTTAGCGTAAATGTTTCTGCCGTTGTCGGTACATAGTTAGCCGTGGCAGAGAATTCTGAATAAATCCATCCAACCACATCTCCAGAATTGTTAACCCACTGAACAACCTGATTTGAGTTATTTACCCATACCGCCAGATACTCAAAAGCAAAAGCCTCATCTGTTTCAACCGCATATCCTTGGGTTGTGGTTTCAGCGTCCGTTAAGCTAAACGCTTCTGCCGTGGTGGTTGGGAAGTTTTGTGTGGCTGATTCTGCGTCGGTTAGTGTAAAGGCTTCGGTTGTGCTTGAGGCAAAGTTGGCGTTTGTGGACTCCGTATCCGCTAGAGTAAAAGCCTCCGATGTAGATGTTGGGAAGTTTTGTGTGGCGGATTCTGCGTCTGTAAATGTAAACGCCTCATCTGTTTGTGCTAGGGCATACCAAGTTGCAGATTCTGCATCACTAAAAGACTGGGTTTCAGTTACGTTCTCATAGAAATTAAACTGTGAGTTCTCCGCCTCAGACAACGCAAAGGTCTCGGATAGCGGGTTATAAAAATCAGCAGTAGCAAATTCAACATCAGATAAAGTAAAAGACTCAGACGCACTAAGGAAAAACCCTTGGAAGGCGGATTCGGTGTCTGTTAGTGTAAATGTTTCTGATAGTGGGTTGTAGAAATCAGCGGTTGTGGATTCGGTATCTGCTAGTGTGAATGATTCTGATATTGGGTTATAAAATGCTGCATTTGCTGCTTCCGCGTCCGACAGGGTCGTGTTTTCGCTTACCGATAAACTCAGTATTTGTGGCGGTACGCCCAGCGCATTGAACGGGGACTGGGCAAATGCATTTAGCCCAAACACACTTAAACGTCTGTTGCGCCTTGGTATGGAGCCATTGTCTTTAAGACTTCATATATTGCAGGCATGAGTTCGCCTTTACCCGCTAAGTCTGCAAGACCAATGTAGTGTGCATCTTCTCTCACTGGGCTTAGATTTGAGTCTCTAGCATCCTTTGAGAAATGCACAGATACCTGTACTTGGATATTGTCTTTGTTTCCAAAGAAGTTTGTAACTCTAGCGTAAGCCTCTGGTGCTGCTGCGCCAAATTGAGTTGATGAAAGGTTAAGTTTTAATGCCATGATTTTCTCCGTGTTAATAAGTCATTTCCGTGGTTTCTACCTGACAAACCCAACGTATTGTAGTTGCTGCTTGTCCTGTAACTGTAATTGCTAAACCGCCATTTGTTGTGTCCGCAGTAATAGCCACTGTCCAAGTTGACGCTCCCGCATCTGCCGCTACAGATGTTGCAGTTATTCCCGCCCCTACGATAGCAGTAGTTCCGACTCCTGAACCACGTTTAATTGCTCCTTGAAATGTCCAAGATGCCGTATTTCCTGCGCCAGTAACACCTGCAATAATAGAACCTCTAACGTAATATGCTGAATTGTTTGGTAGTATTACTTGGTTTGTAGATGATGCGGCAGATGTATTACTTGTAAGAACTGTGGCGGTTGCATCTGTGGTTTGACGACCTAATATTAAAAATCCAAATTGTTGTGTTCCTGATGCAGCGGTACCCATTGGGTTATTACAAGCGGCAGCAACTTGATTTCCAATAATACTTCTTGCGCTTCCAAAAATTCCACCAAGAATTGCAGCATAATCAGCATTTGCTAAATTATAGTAACCACCGACTACAGAACTTCTTGAGCCGCTTGCTTGATTACCAACTCCTGCGCCTACAAATGCAGAAGTATTTGATGCTGAATTTCCATAAACTAATCCGTTGTTTTGACCTCCACCAACAACAACAGCGCCAACAGCAGTAGCTTGATTTCCCCATCCACCACCAACAAAACTCCAATCCCCAGAGGCTACGTTTCTATTTGCACTAGTTCCTGCATCCCCGCCTCCACCTATAAACGAATAGGATCCAGTAGCCTGGTTATTGCCCCCGCCTACGACAATGCCGTGTGGAGTGTAAAAGGAGAGAGTAGGAGAACCTGATGCATTGGCATTTTGAGACAGGGTTAAAGTTGTTCCAGATATTGCGGCAACGTAAGTCCATACACCTGTTCCAGAACCTACAATTCCAGTACCAGTAACTATTTGACCAACTTTAATTGATGCGTTTGATGCAGATAAGGTTACCGCAGTTGAACCTGATGTAACTGTTGTTGTTGCTTGGGTTGTTACTGCCGATGCAGATGTTCCAGAATTTGCATAACCACCAACAATAATGTTGTGATAACCCTGAGCAGAATTTGATAAACCACCAGATATTACTGAATTTTGTCCACCCACATTATTTGCATAACCACCAGCAATTACTGAATAATAATTTGATAATACATTATATCCACCGCCCCCAACCACGCCTTGATATGCACCTGTTGTATTGTTGTTTACTCCTCCACCAATAACACTATTTGCACCTGCACCGCCCGTTCCATTATTTGCTCCACCGCCAATAACAGAACCACTAGTTGAAGCAACTTGAGTTGCCGCAGTTCTAGTTGTCTGCCAATCTACTGCATTAGCTCCTCTTGCATTTCCACCAGTAATAGATGAGGTTGTTTGTTGTGCTTGTAATGCTCCTGTACCCGCTGGAGAAACATATAAAGAACCATCATTTTGTAAACCAATAGAAGATACACCGCTAAAGTTTAATGTAGGTGTTCCGTATATTGCAGTTGTTGTTGTAGGAATGTAGGTGTTTGCTACTGAACCAATTTCTAGTTGTGCCCCATAAATATTTAAAGTTTGAAATCCACTAGCGTTTCTATCTTGTAAAATATAAAGTGGCTCAGTAGACACCATAGTAAATGTTGTTGAATATCTAGTCCATGTGGTTGTTGCGGTAATATTTCCATAATTTGTTGATGAAGAAGCGCCTAAAAGAACAAAAGTTCTTGTTCCACTTGTGGCTTGAAGCCAATAGCTTATTGTATAAGTTACTCCAGAAACTAAAAATATTGTTGAAAGAAAAGATTGATATATTGAAACATAAGGAATTGCCCAAGCAGTTGAGCCACCAAATGGATCTGTAATGGTGTTTGTTGGAGTTGCCAAACCAGTTGCAAGTTTCCAATAACTATTATTAAATGTATTTGAATATAAAAATAAATTCTCACCAGTACCCGTAATATTTATGTTTTGAACCGACTCTGTTCCCGCAACAGTTAAAGTCCCTGTAGTAGGTGTTAGTGTGTCTGTGACTGCGTTTTCGTTGATTGCCATGATTAATAAGCCAATTCGTTAGTTTCAACACGGGCTGACCACCTGATCGTAGTAGATGCTACACCAGTAACTTGTATCTGCAATGCTCCGTTAGTCGTATCTGCTACTGCCGCTACGTTTGATAATGTTCCCCATCCTGCTGATATAGCACCAGATGTAGCTCCTAGTAATGTTACTGTTGGTGTTCCAACTAATGCAGTTGTTCCTACTCCGTTGCCCCTAGATATAACACCAAGTATTTGCCATCCCGCAATATCAGTTGTGTTTGCTGAGTTGTGCGCTGATATTAATACTCTAAATGTATATACAGAAACTGTGCCAGATATGCCGTTTGGTAATACTACTTGGTTTGTTGAACTTGCAGCGTTTGTATCAGAAGTTAAAGCTACTGCACCTGTTGTAGTTGTAGATGTCGCTATATTTAATAAACCAGATTGAGTGTACCCTGCAACAGAACCTAAAGGATTTTGACAAGCAGGAGAAACATGATAACCAACAATACCTCTTGTTGTTCCATAAGCACCTCCAGAAATGAAAGAAAAGCTACCACTTGCTATACTTGCATATCCACCAGATATTACTGAATTTCCACTTGTAATAGTTTGAGCTTGACCTCCACCAATAAAAGATCTAGCACCCGATACATTATTTGTAGTTCCACTTACCACTCCAGAATAAGAACCAGAAGCAGTATTTGATTGCCCACCTACAACTACAGACCAGTCACCACTAGCTATATTTCTGTTTGCACTAGTACCCGCATCACCACCACCACCAATAAAACTATATGAGCCTGTTGCTTGGTTATTTCCTCCTCCTACTACTACTCCATGAGGTGTATAGAAAGATAGGGTTGCGTTTGTTGAGGATGTAGCGTTTTGGGATAAAGTAAGTGATGTTCCTGATATAGCGGCAACATAGGTTGCTGGAAAAGATGCTACAGGAGTTCCTGTAACTACCTGTCCAACCTTAATGGATGCGTTTGAACTACTTAATGTAACCGCAGTAGAACCAGAAGTTATTGTAGAAGTCGCTTGTGTTGTTACTGCACTTCCAGATGTTCCAGAATTAGTAAAACCACCACCAATAAAATTTAAAAATCCTGCGGCAGTATTTAAATAACCACCTAAAACAGCACCCCAAGAACCAGAAGCAGTATTGTTATAGCCTCCAACAAGTGATGCTTGATTTCCAGAATTGCTATTTTGATATCCTCCAAGGACTACCGAACCACTATTTGTTCCAGAATTACCTTGACCGCCACCAACTACAGATCCTGAGCCACTTGCAGTATTGTATTGACCACCACCAATAACTGCTAAAGTACCGCTTGCTACCCTTGTTGCCAAATCTCTTGATGCCGTCTGCCAATCCACCGCATTAGCACCCCTAGCATTACCACCTGTAGCACTAGATGTAGTCTGTTGTGCTTGTAATGCTCCTGTTCCTGCGGGTTGTAGGATTAGGTTTCCAGAGGAGTCCATTGAAACAGCTATATTGCTATTAAGACTTAAGTTAGGATAACCATAAACAGTTGTTCCAGTAGTTGAAATATATGTGTTTGCAGTTAAACCTGTATTTACTTGTGCACCCCACAAGTACATAGTACTAGCATTGCCGACAATATATGTTTGAAAATAACCAGTTCCGTTTGCATTTACTAATCCTGTTAAAGCTATACGATACCAACCATTCCCAACAGAAGTTATAGTCGATGTTCCAGTACCTGTAACTAATGTTATTACTTGGGTTGATAAATTAACACTTACACCATATACATTTGATGAAGAAGACTGAAGAGTTATTTGAAGTGTATTAGATGTTCCTGCCTTGGCATAAATAGAATAAGTGTAATAAGTGCCATTTGTAAGTGCCGCAGTTGAAGAATAAAAACTTAAATTAGATGCGCCAGACATTGTTAATGTGGCGGCAGTCGTTGTGCCTAATGGGTCAGTTGCAGAATTTAATGAAATAGTGCCATTTGATATAGCCCAACCAGATTGAAATTGTGAATACGCAATTAAATTTTGCCCAGTACCAGTTAAGTTAGCAGTCTGTCCTGTAATAGTAGTAAACGTACCTGTAGATGGTGTAGTTCCTCCCAGACTGGGTACATAGGTATTTCCGCTTGCATCTTGATATATGGCTTTTTCTGCGGGATAGTCCACCCACACGTTCATCAAGTTACCCGCAAAGTTAATCAGCGAAGTAGTCTGTGATGAATTAGAAAGAACAGTCGTACGCGTTAACGTACTGCCTGACGTAGTATAAGTACCAATCCCAACTTCCCATGTATAAGCGACTGTGTCGTAAATCGTATAGTAACAGGTGTTCCCGTTGCCAACGCCGTTGGCAAAAGATTGGTATCCATTGACCGCGCCATTTAGGGTGAGCGTACCCGTACCACTTGTAGTGGATGTCTCCTGGACACGATCCGCCAGAACTAGAGCCATTTATTAACCCGATGCTGACAACGAGTACGATACATTTATTGTGTCGCCTGACGATACTGTCTTAGAACCCGCAGAAAAATCTCCTGCGCTGAATAAAATACCTGTTGTGTTATCAATTGTAGATGAACCGCCCACGTTAATGAACGCACCTGCAACAGTTCCTGATCCAGTCATACTAAACACAACCGCAGCAGAAGTTACCAAAACAGAGGGGTTAGCTGTGGTAGGTGTTGTAAAACTTGGTGTCTTTCTTGTGCCAGAATATGTAGGAGCGTTAGCGCCTCCGACTTCCAACCAGCTTGCATGACTGGCTTGTGTATCTGTATAAGAAGGTGAGCCTGTACCCATTAGTCCCATGTAAATGGCATTTGTAGCCGAGGGAGAAATAAAGTAAAAGTTCAGCAAGTTCTGACGACCCACGTTTGTGGTTAGGTTCTCAATATGGTCAGACCACTTAAGATTGCCCTGTGCGTCATAGCACTCAGCTTTATATATGCCTTGCAGACCAAACAGTTCTGTCTGCCCCGCGCCTCTGGTGACCGTAGCATCTACTACGTCTCCTATGATTGAAATCTCATTACTCATGATGGTTCCTTATGAAATGCGAATAATCGCAGCTGTGTTAGTGCTAGCCGGAAATTGTACAGTAAACGAACTAGTAGAAGCCTTACTTGCCCCAAAATCTAAAACGCAAACTGCAGGATTGGTTGTACCATTTTTTAAATATATTAACGCGCCTCGTGCACTAATTGCGCCTGTCCATACAGCATTATTAAAAGAAATATACGCCGTGTCCCCTATACTACCTGTAGTTGGGGTTTGTGAAACAACCAATAATTGACCACCCGCTGTGTAGCCTGATCCAGTTGTCTCGCCTATGCTTGTATAAGCCGTTGTGTTTTGATTAAGCGTAGCTGAATTGGTGTACAGCGCAATGTAAAAATTACCAGACGTGAAGTTATACACGCCGTTCATCATGCCGGTTTTAAATACATCACAAGCCCAATTTCCTATAAAAGCCATTAGGTCACCGCCTGTCTGTATTGTCCTGAACGATATGCGTCTTGTCTTTCAAGTGCATCACCAAGACGTTTAGCTTCTGCAAGTGCTTCCACGTACTTTGTGTTATACAGAGTTACAAGATCGGCTTCGCCTTTCATGTAGGTATACGCTTCTACCAAACAAGCATATAACAAAACCGCATCATAGTTGTCCCCAAGCCAAGTAACGCCTGTTGAGTTTCCAACACTAGACACAGTTGCTGTAAATCCAGAACCACTTGAACCAATGTATGTTGGGGAGACCGTCAATATATCTCCAACACTATAAAACGCTCCGCCACTTGTTACTGTTACAGAAGTAACAACGTTACCAGATACTACAATTGTAGCAAGACCTGAGTTACCATTAATAGAACCGCCCGCATTTGTTGGCTGTGATGCGTTGTAGCTTAAAGGAACGTCATAGTATGTACCGTTGGTGTATGTTGATCCAGCAGTTGTTAGTGTAATTGCTGTAATACTGCCTTGAATAATTGTGGGTGGGTAGTAATAATAGTGCAGTTCTACTGCGTAGTTTTGATCTGGCGTTGGTCCTAGAATAAAACTTAGCTCTGCAATATTGTTGTACTGAGGACCAAAAAGCGCGTAATACTGGGGTTGTGCATAGTAAGCGGAAGTTGTGCTTGGGAACGCTTCACGAATAAAGTTCACATCTTTGTTAATTAAGTATGTGAATGTATTTGCATTGGTTCCTGTTGTAGGATAAACCGCTATTGAATACACAGATAAAAAATCATTTGGGCAAGATAAATACTGATTACCCGCAGTCAATGTTCCTGTCACGTTAGCGCGAAGACTAGGGAACTGGATGTTATTGTATATGCGTTGTTCAGCCTGCTCGATGAAACGATTAATTTGAGTTGTTGTAGACTCACTCGTTCCATCAGCAAGATATACAGTCGGAAATTGATTTTCCGTATAACTTTGGATACTTGTGACTAATTCTGTATATGTCACGCCATTGGTCCTCTAGCAATTCTACCTTTGGTAGCTGCGCCGTTACCACGTGTTTCAATACCAGTAGACTCAACCATGTCGTTGTGCCCAATAGAAACTCCACCATTTAAAGGTGTCCAGTTCTTACGTGTTGGCATTTCAACAGAGTAACCGATGTCTTTTTCTTCAAGCGTTTTACCGCCAGAAGTATGGGGAGCTGCGTAAGTAGATGCAGGACCTATTTCTTTGCCACCCTTTTTCATACTGAATTTAGCCATTACTTGCTCCCAGGTTTCTGGTTACGTGCACGTGCCAGATTACGACCCATTGATCTCATACTGGCGCCAGTTACACCACCTTTTTTAAGTGTGATTTTAGTGTGCTTACCAGGATGCTCTTGTTTGTCGTGCTCTTTAAAAGCTTTTTTGATCATGGCTTTATCTTGAGCCAAATCTTTATCCATTTCTTTCTTAGCCATAATAACTCCTTATGTCGTTGCGATTGTAACTTGCCCAATTGAAACGGTCAAAGCCAAGTTGTTTGGCGTAAGACTTGAATCGTAAAATTCTGAACCGCCCACAGGGTTCCATCCCCATTGAATGATTCGGCTTCCTCCATCATTATATCCGTCAGAACCTAAACCAGAAACCACATATGTCGTGTCGGGTCTTGGGTCTTGTACGCCTTGTGGATCATCAACTGGGTACATACCGAGTTGCAATTGCGGTTGATCCGGGTCCCAACATTGGGGACAGACTTTCAAGTCGTACGTCTTTGTCTTGATGACTTCTTTTTTAAGTTCTTTTAACTTAAATTGAAACCCGCACCGATCACACTCGGCAATCGAGTTCTTGCCGGATGAAAACCGATTACCCATTTAAATAACACCACCTATAAACATCTGTCTTGGTACCAAGCGCAAAGAAGCCTTTTCGTGGTCTTCATAAGCAGCCAACTCCCAAAACTCATCATACTGTTGTTTTAAAATTGGTAATCTTTGTAGCCCATCTGGAACTTTTAAAGCCACATAGTACGCCAAACCTGCCGCCATACAAGGGATAAATCTAAAAGGAACGTCCATGACGTTGTTACCATACTGTGAAGCATCCTGCGTTCTACGCATGCGCCAGTACACAAATTGATAAGTTTGTGATGCATCAGGGGTCGGCCAAACAGTAATAGCTGGAAGATTAGGTACGTTGACTGTTGCACCAACAGGAAAACTGGTGGCTGTTGTGTTATTTTGCCCTCTAAAACAATTACCTAGGGTATTCCCTGATATGTTATTGTAGTAAATGGTTTCTGTTACGCCACTAGATATTAAATTAACATACCCGGCAGTAGCCATATTAGCTGTAGATGATAGTGTAATTGTAGTGTCTGTAGCCGCTACTGCGCTTGCTACGGTATATCCAGTTGAATACGTTTGTCCGTTTAATCTCTGTACCCAAACCTGTATAGGTCTGGCTTGAGTTAGTTTATTTGGAATTGTTGCGTATGTAGATACGCTGATACGTGTGATCGTTAAGTCCGCTTGAGTGGACGTATTGTTGGGGTTTGTGCGTATAACGTGATCTAAAAGATCCACTGTGTCAAGCGGTAATGGATATGTATTTAAACCCGGAGTAAGGGTGATCGTACCTTGCTCCATCGTCCACATGTTAATACCACGGTTTGCCCAATCAGCAAACAACAAATTAAGAGACCTTCGCGCCGTACGTAGTTCATAACCAGTACGCATCTCAAAACCGGCGCGTTCATACGCTTCCTCACATAACTCAGTTAAGTTAAGGTTAAAACTCGCTGTACCCGAAGTCAGCGAATTAAGCGTTGAGATGGTCATGTTTAGTTAGTCGCGTGATCTGGGTCTTCTGTGTGCTGAACTGGCTCAACTACAGGCGTCGCCACAACCACTGTATCAGATACCACAGGAGCTGGAGTAGATTCAACAGGTTCAACAACAGCAACAGGGGCGGGAGTAACAACAGTTGTATTATTAACATGGGCTTCTAAGTGTGTAACAAAATCTTGGAAAGTAGGATCGACTTTGTTACCCTTCATGGTTTGATGAAGTATATGTTCTTTCAGTTCTTGCAGTAGTGTCCCTGCTTGCTTTTCAAACTTTTCAAATATACTCATTTTTTAACCTTTGCTGTTTTTGCAGAATTAATAAAGTCTTGTTTTGTGGGTGCCCCAGGATCACCGGGCTTACGCATTTTTTCACCACGTGCACGTTTGGCATTAATGTTTGCATAAAGCCCGACCTTACCGCCCTTCTTAAATTCTTGAAAGTCAGTGTCATCCCTGCGTTTTTTAGTCACAGGTTTAGGCATTTTTGAGGGAGCAATGTCCCCCATTCCACGACTAGGCATCACTTTTTTCTACCGGACATTCCGCCACCACACATAGCTTCAACATGCTCGTGGTGTTTTTTGTGTCCTGCAGCGTGTTGACCAAAGAACTCATGGTGCTGTTTATGTCCGTCACCGCCATACATTTTTTCAGTATGATCTACGTTATGAACATGCTTAGGTGTTTCTTCGTTCATCATTGGAGGAAAATCATTTTTCATTTTGATGGTCCTTTAACATTATACAAACCGCCAGTACCAATAGAGTTTCCACCCATACTGATCATTCTTCCTTTTGTTTTTCCGCGTTCAGCAATACCGTCTCTGCTAGGAGCGCCAGTGCGAACTTTACCCATAGTTTCTTTAGTCATGCCTTTTTTCTCTTTGCTAGAGTTAGACATGCTGGTGTCTCCACCTTTTGACATTTTCTTCATATCACCACCTTTTGAAAATTTTTTGCCTTTATCGGCGTTGCTAAAGTCTTTTCCCACTGATTGTGGGATCCCTACCTTCTTAGCAAACGCTGGGTTGTGCGCCACCGCTGCCATAAGATTGTGTTGTTTTTTACTCGTGCTTGGCATTTTTTTTGATCCAACCTTGAACTGTATCAGTTTCCCAGATGCGAATAATTAACCAAACAATTGATAAAGCCGCAGAAACCGAAGGTAATACTTCCATCAATGTTCCCAAGGTGGTAGCGATAGCTATGCCGTCTACTACGTTCTTTGCGTTTTCTGCATGTTGTACCATTTAAACCTCTTCTCTTGTTTCTTTGTACTTATCAGTGTTTTTTTAACAATTCCATGCTTTTAAAGACAGCGCTTTACGCGTTGGTTTTCCTTTTTCATCTTTCATTGCGCCGGGCATACCAC